TTGAACAGAGTTACGCTTTTTCTGCTTTTCTTCTGCTACTTGTTCGGGTGTCTCTTCCCCGGATGACTCTTCTGCGGCTTTCTCCTCGGTTTCTGGAGTTTCTACTGCTTCAGAGGTTTCGCCCTGTGAAGGCTCTTGAGCATCTTGTCCGGCTTGCTCTATTTCCGTTGGCAATATTTCAGCCTCAGCTATTGCTGCATCAGTTTCCATGAGTACGTCTCCACGAATGTTTACCTTGCTCAGAGGGCAGCAAGTAAGCCCACGCTTTTACGGTGCGTTAAACCGATTGATCTTCTTCGCCATAAATTATTGACCCTGCAACTGTTGCAGGTAATCCAATAGAAAACATCAAGTCCTGAAAGGCTTTTCGTGCCGCAGTTCTTTCAACGTCTGTTTCGTATGTTTTCAAGCGGGTTATTCCGTATTTTTCTAAAATTTTTCTGATCTGTGGTTCAGATCCTTTAGGAACAATTGCCCCTCCGAATTCTGATAGATCAACAACTCGTTTAGGTTTTGCTTCAAAATACTGAGTTGGCGCAGAGCGTAACGAATCTTTATACTCGTTGATTGCGTCTTTCAAATCATCTGGGACATCTTTAAATCCAACTTCTCGAAACGCAGCGTCTAATCCTTTTCGCTCTGATATTTTTATCAATTCACCTACTTCATCAACAAAACCAAAACGATCAGAATTAAATTCATAATATTTTTTTAAATCATCGTGAATAGAAAAAAAGGCTTCGTTTTGCGCTTCTTTTAAATCTTCAAGTGCCTCTTTTGTTTGTATTTGATCTTTTCTTTCTCTTGCTTGTTTAAGTGATTTAATTGGTTCAGCAGTTGCGGCTCTTTGCGCCCCGATAGAGGATTGATTAAAATTTCCTCCTTCCTCCATATTTTGACCACTACTCCTCCGCATGACCTTTGTCACTTCTTCTGCGGTGTAGGGCGATATTTTTTGTCGATAAGGTTTTGTGTTTGTTGCATACATTTGTTTTGAAACAAAAACTTTTTCAGGTTCTAGCAAATCATTTATTTGTTCTTTTTGCCATTCTTCAAACTCTGTTTCTTTGTCACTTAAAAATGCAGCTAATTTATTTTCTTTTGGTAAGTCTTCTGTTTTAAAACCTTTTTCTAATGCGAATAATTTTTTTCCGGGTTTGCTTTCAAAAAACTCGGAAATACGGTTATAACTTTCTGGATACGCCCGATTTTTAGATGATAGTGACCTTAAATTCTCTATCAAACCGTAAGCATTCACATCCAGTTGTTCTAATTCTTTTGATGTCCCGAATTTTTCTTCAAAAATATCGTCTGCGTTTTTCTTTGCCAGTTGCATTGGTCTGGGAGCGCGGACTGTATAAGCGTCAGCAGAAAACATTTCATTGGTTCTGGAGGCTTTCGGATCAAAACTCTCGGGCTTCCCGACTAAAGTTATTTCTCCAAATCCCTCAAAGGGTATGTCTTCTTTTGTGACTGCTAGAGAAGGCATCGGCATCCCGCCAATCTCGTCAAAACTCTCTAACGCTTCTTGGCTTGTGTTCTGCAAAAACATTAGATTTTTATCAGGGTCAATTATTTCTTGTTCTATGTCTGCGCTTGGCTGCACTACTTTTGTGACTCTTTTAACAGCCGGAATCATCATCGCCATCGAGCCAAGTTCTCTCGCAGCGTCTTCGCCGAGTGTGCTTTGTACTCTGGGAATGATCTCCTCGTTTAGATATTTGAAAGCTGTATCAAGTCCGAGCGTGTCGGCTAGTTGACTAACAGAGTTTAAAAGAGATTGCATTCCTGCCTGACCCTCCATCGAGCGAGGGTTATAGGTGAGCATCTCTCTTACTTCGTCAGCTTGTTCAACCGCGCCGCTAAAAGGCTTGAACTTGTCTTCGGGATCATCGAGGGCAACCAGACCTACAGTCAATGCAGGAACTTCAGAAGCTACAGCAGAACCAGCCGTCAGGAGAGGCTCAAATCCTGCTAATCTGTTTGACTGTCTACGACCAGCGTAGCCTTCCAGAATGTCTTTAAGTCCGTTAGCCACCAGAGGACAATATACTGCTAAGTCGGTTTGCAGGGGCAGCGGGGCTTTGCATCTGCCCCATTTGCTGTGCTAAACGTTGGATTCTTTCCGTTCTGCCGCCTTGTGCGGGCATTCCACCCATGCCTCGCATCTCGCCCATTCCTCGCATTTGACCCATTCCTATACCTGCTGGTTCACGATAAGGGATGAAAGTTTGTAAGCCTGTGCCGGGGTCAATAACGATCTGGTATTTCTTACCGTCTTTGCCTGTCACCATTTGTCTTGGGTTATTGGGCAGTTCAGGCATTTCAGTTTGAGGCGTTGACGATGGAAGAGCCATGTTCGGTTTAGTCATCTGGTTAGCAAGTGCGTTAGCTCCTGCCATACCTGTGCCCGGTGTTTCTCTGCGAGACATAACCAAGTCTTGAGCCGGAGTTCGGTTTATTGGTTGATTCATTTGTCGTATCCACCTTTCTTTTTAGCTTTATTTTTTATTTTATTTCTAGCTTTTTTTGCCGCTTTCATACCCTCTTTCGTGTATGAAAAATGTTTATTTCCTACTCTTGGCATAACTGTCCCCATATATCTGGTTGTTTAAAATCATGGTTTTGCCCCACTTTGAAAGGCATACACCTTTGACATTGAACCTTGACTCAATGCTTGTTTTCATCGCCAAACACGAATCAATCTGGTAGTCGTCATCAAAGTCCTTGAAGTGAAACCAGGCAAGGTTGCTAATCAGGTAGAGCGTTGTGATCAAATTAACGGAAGCCCGACAGACTGCCTAAGACGCATCTGGGCTATTTCTTTTGTTTCGAGGTCTTCCTGGGCTTCTGCAAGTTTTAACTGTTCTACGGCTGACTTCACGGTATTCATCTGGGCTTTAGATTCTCGCTCTCTTGCTTCTGCTTGCTCTGTCATAACTTCCGCTTGCTTCAACGCCAATTCTAATTGAGCAGCTTGAGCTTCAATTTGCTTCGCTTGCTGGATCTGTTGCTGAAGTGCAGCAGCTTCCTGTTCATCCGGTTCGATAATTCCTGCCTTGACTCCCGCGCTTCTAAGTCGTTTGATCACCTCATCGCCGCCTACGAGATCAAGGTTCTTGAACAACACATCTCCGACCAGTTCGGACATTGCAGGATTCTGGGAAATGATTGTAGACAACTGTTCTGCGGTTTCCTGCTTCCTTGTCGAGAAGGACGGACCACTGGCTACCTTGATATCGTAATTCCCAGCACTTAAATCCATTGTCTTGACGTACTGACCCGTCTGAGCATCCATCAAAGTCTTATTGATTGAAATGACTTCTTCTTTTTCGTCTTCTCCGACAATTCTGATTTGTCGCTCAGTGTCGTAAACGCTTCTAATCATGTCGATACAGATCCGGCCAGAAAGCTCGATTGCATCAACAAGCTGGTCCTGAAATTCAAAGTTAGACATTTCACCTTGAAACTGTCTTTTGCCCATCGCAACGCCTGAAATCTCCTGGCCTTGTTGCCCCAGATTCGCGTCATAAATTCCGGTGGTAGCTTTAATGTCTTCTGCTGCGAGTTGAGCATCCTGCATCAATCCGGGAGAACCTTGAGCCGGGGATTCTCTGTAAGGTTTTTGCCCCTGATCAAAATTAAAGGTCAACACTGGATCGTTTGAAACCATCATATTACGCCATTTCGATTCGTGACCCTTGATCATTGCTGGAGTCACAAAGTAAGGCTGTTTAGGCGTGAGGGCCGTGACCTCTACTGCTACGCTTCGAGAGTAGTTATAAAGCCTCTGAGCATCTTTAGCTTTTCGGACCAGACCTCTTGAAATGAATTTTCCGTTGATGTTTGATGTTTTGCCAAGAACAGGAACGATCGGAATATACCGCCCGACACACTCGACTTCTTCAAGAATGTTGTTCGCCGTTATTTTAAATCTTTCCAGTTTCCTTTTCTGCACCTTCCTTGTCTTGCCGAGCGTAATACCTTGAAGGTTTAACTCGTCCCTGACGGGCTGTACCTCTTTTAAATCTAGCACTCTGCCGTCCGACAACTGAACCAATGTCGATTCTTCAAGCACGATTCGGTAGTAGTCAGCAACACGAACATAATCTTCCGTGATCCATGTCTCTGAGGTATTGCTTGTCAGGAACTCACTCTCTGAAACGTCTGGTTGGTCTGGATAAAGCCTGTCGAATTCTTTTCTTTCCATGTCCTGAAAGAGAAACCCGAAACGTGCTTCTGTTGTTCTTTCTGCCTGAATGATCGGGTCAATCAAAACCGAAAAAGGATTTTTCACTTCTCGAATTAAAATGTCCTGATCAAGAGAAACGTCATCAATGTAGTCGTGATCTACAAGGAAGCATCCAAAGCCACCCTTAACGGCAAACTTGAAGGCCGTCTTGATTGCCTGTATGCCTCTCTGGTCAATTTGACGGATTAACCCTTGGTAGACTTCAGCTATGTCTTCATCGCCTTCCTCGGCGGCTCTGATTTTCACAGAGGGCATATTGCTGAGTTGCCCTCCGATCACTCTGTCTACTGAGGTAGATAATTTGTCAAACGTCAAACAAGGGCGGTTAGCTCTTGATTTGAGCATCTGATCAGACCACTGCCCGTCCTCGTCGTCATCGACGAACTTTACGTCCTCGACAGCCTCTTCGTAAATATAGCTCCATGAGTCAGAGGCGCTTTCAAAACGGTCTAATGCCTCCGCAATAATTTCCTGCTTGTCTTCTTCGCTTCTCTCTTTCATTTCACCATTCACTCGCAAATTCTAATTCAGGGCTGTCAATATATTCTTCAAATCCCTGAGCAAACATTCTAAACGCATCTGATCCGTTGCTTGCTGCATTGTGCAAAGGCACTTTTCTAAACGTATCGTGCTTGTCATCGAACTGGTACTGATAGTTTGAGAGAGCTTCTAAACCCCCCTCACAATTTTCCTCATGGAACCAGCAAGATTTAAATTTATCTCGCACCATCGCAATACCATCTTCAACGCTGGCAATCCTTGGGACAGTGGTAATCGGACGGATTCCCAAACCTTCCAGGATGTCTCTCCTGCTTCGGTTGTTGCTCCCTAACGAGATGACCTCAACGTCGTGAGGAAGATAATGTGTTCCGTACAAATAATTTTTTTCTTTCAAGACCCGAGCGTAATGGTCTAAGTCCACTAGGCGGTGTTCATAAAAATCAATAAATCTTAGCTCTTTCCCGACTGACTGCATAAACCATATTGCAGTTGAGTCGTTCCTACCGAGATCCCAAAATGTATGCACCTCTAAGCTCTCAACTGGAAACCAGCAAATACGACCTTCGTCTCTCGCTTGCTTGAGTTGATTTCTGTAGATGCTGCCGTCAACAAATTGCTTTAGCTCCCCCTCATATACATGAAGATATTCTTCCTCGTTCTGATCTTTAAGGATTTGCATCTCTTCTGGGAGCGTTGTCTGACTGAAGTAAGGATTGTCCCGGTAGCTGACTTTCTTCACCATTGCATTCTGCGGTGGATACAAAACAAATCTCTGATACGCTGCGTCAGTCTTATGTTCTGGATTGAAGCTAACCCATATCTCTGAGCCGGGCTTTCGTATTGAAGGTATCAAAGTCCTCCATGAGTTCTCACTAACAGAACTCGCCTCCTCAACCCAGCAAAGGTCAATGTTGTCTATACTCTTGATTGACTGAATGTTTGCTAAGAGTCCAGTGAATATAAACGTCGTTCCGTTTATTCCTCGGATCTCGTTCTGCGTGACTTCGTAGAACCTTTCAAGTCCTAACGCTTCAATCCTTGATGCGAGTAGAGAGTGAACAGAATCCTTGATTGATCTCTGGATCTCTCTAGCGCATAGAATTCTTTTCGGGCTTTCCGTTCCCTTTAGCAGAAGTGCTGAAGCCATTTGAACCGACTTCCCTGCGCCTCGCCCTCCCCAATAACATTTAATCCTGTGAGGTTCGTAAAGTTCTTTGAATGCTGTCGGAACCCTACGTTTCAGGGGTATCACTGAATTGGATTTCATAGGCTGCGATCTGTACTGGGCTATCCTCATCCCCGGAAAGTTCAATACTTTTCAGGTCAGGTAGGTACTTACTTACGAGCTTTATCCTGCTGTCGATGGCTCCTTTAATCCGGCTTACTGAAACGCTATCCAGATCAGTGTCCAGTTCTTCCAGTTTTTTAATGGATTCAACGACTTGCTCAATGTGCTTCTGGTTGGCAAGTTGTTCTCGCAGACTATCCTGTCTGATCTTCCGATTCGTCTGCGCTCGGGTCATTGCCATCTTCTAAATCCTTTAGCTTCTTTTGTAATCCTTCGATTTGTTCGATCATCTGCTTGATCTGACCGCCCAACAATACCGATTGATTCATAGCGTCATTACGCTGCTGTTCCAGTATCTCAATTCTTCCCTTGAGTTCGTCGCTCATGCAAACAGTCTTTGATCTGCGAGGTTGTCGATCTTCAGCTTAATGCCTTGGACGCTTTTTTTTCCACTGGCGTAGGTTGCAGTGACCTTGATGACACCATCCCCGGAATTTGCTGAACTGGCGTAAAAACTTGCCACGTTGGAACTGACAGAGGGCGTAGTCAGGGTGATGTTTTGTCGGCCCTTGCTTTCAGCCGCCACCGAACTGACAGAAGTTGAAAGCTCTGATGCTTCTGCGCTGAAATCCACTTTGTAGAGCATGTCAGTATCTACGTTCTGAGAATAAACCCTGTTAGTTGTGTTCTGGCGGTGCGGGTTTACGAAAATTCTTCTGCTCATTTCCTGCGCCTCGATTTAACCTTTTTTTTGACAATTTTATTAATTTCGTTTGCCTGGTTTTTTTGAGTCCGGCTAGTTTTACTCAACGACTTCGCTATTTTCTTGAGCTTGCGTTCCACTTTTCTTGTCATTTTTGTTTCCTAACAATCAGGGGGGAAGGGAGAGCCGTCCCCCCATCATGCCATCATCGAGCAAGGGTTTCGCATGAATTTAGGTGGGCTGACCCCCCTCAAGGGGAGAAAGAGTCAGCAATCGCACCTTTCCATACCTTACACTATAAAAAACGTGTTGCAAACCTTTTTCTTTCACAAGCACTTTCCTTGAAACGTACATAAACAAAGGGCTGTAGACGTTTTTGGGTAGGGGGGGTATAGGGGTAGGTGTAAGGGTAGGAGGGAGAGTAGGTTTAGGGGTAGGGGTAGGGCTTATTTTTAACTGGTATCACGATACTGAAAAAGTGGTATCACGACACTGACGCGCAAATAATTATGTGTTATTGACTGCGCGAAACTTGGTGCAGAAAAATACCTTATTTAATTGCACTAAATTAATTGCATTACCTGTAATGGTGTATTATCATCCTTGTAACTTAAATACATCAAGGGGAAAGAGTATGGATAGCGACATTGAATATTTAATTATAGATGGAAGCTGGCAATCGGAAGATACAACAGAATACAAACTTCCTAAAAAATGGGTAGTTTGTCCGACCTGTAAAGGTGAGGGTACTTGTGGCAATCCTGCATTTAATGGGATGACTGCTGACGAAATTCACCCGGATGACCGGGACGAGTTCTACAAAAATTATTTTTCAGGCGTTTATGATGTTAATTGCCCTAAATGCGATGGGAGAACGACTGTCCAAGATTATGACATTTCACGCCTGGAAACCAAGCATCGTGAAGAATTAGAGCAGCAACTTTCAAAGATGAAAATGTTAGAAGCAGAGGAACAGTCATGGGCGAGAGCAGAGCAAAGGATGGGTTGTTAATAAGTTAACTAAATCAAGGGGAAATAAAATGATTTTTAAAAATATTCATCAGGCAAACAAAGAGTTAAAACGATTGCGATCTTTAAAAGATGGCAAAAAGTATATTATCTCTTTTTCAAAAACTGGCAAATTCAGTGTGGTTGAGCAAGCTCCCAAACATGATGCTTACATAGCCTCAATGGGCGAAAAAGAGCGAAACATGACAATTTCAGATTGGTTGGAAAGAGAGAGGATCAATCTTTATGGAAAATAAACCATTAACTGATCTTTACGATGCGCTTGTTTTGGCACTTAAACTTGCGATTTCAGCACCTACTGAAGAGCAGTCACAAAGAGCCTTGGCGGTTGCCGAATTGTTTGCTGGAAACTTATCTGAAATTGAAGTTAATCGAGCCAAGAAAGAGGCTCAAGCGGCTTTAGAAGGAGGCTAGGCATGAACGAAACCAAAGAAGAGAAAAAAGCCCGGCTCAATCGTGACCGGGTTAAACGCCACAGGCTGAAACGCAAACGGCAGGGACTTCAGAAGGTTGAGGTTTATGTCCTCCCTCAGTTCAGGAAAAAGCTGTTAGATTTTGCTAGAGGGCTTTCTTCCGCTTAGCTTTTCCGGGCTTGGCTTTTGGGGGTTCTACCTCAGAGGTCAAGCCCAACCATTTTTTAATCTTTTCCCATAATTTACGCATAGTTCTTTCCTAGTTTTTCATCTAATAAAACTTGCACCAAATCAAATGCTGTATTCTTCAGTTCTCGCGCTTTCGTAAGGCTGACGTTTGCCTCTTTCGCTACTCGCTTCATGTCTCCTGTGCTGTAAAACCACTTTAATACTAGAGGGTACTTACTGTTTACTTTGCTAATCTGACCAATGATCGAGTCAATTAAAATCAAATCGCTGCTGATAACGTCCCTGGGCGGTGATTTTGTTTCCTTTGCGTTGATGTATGACTTCAAAGGATTTCGCTTACCTCCTACCTCAAGGGCAAAGTGTCCGTCTAAAAGGCTCTGAGCTTTGTAGGGATTGGCTGATTCTTGAGCCAGTTCCCTCACCCACAACTCTATCAACTTATCAGCTTTATCGGCTAGGGTCATCAGCTAAAGCTAGAACTCGATCTTTCAGTCTTGTAGCTCGGTTCGGGGTTTGATGAATTGCCCAACGGCTGTCCATCATTTCCAACGCCGCACCGCCATAAGCTCCTTCTTGAAAGTACGCATTAAACTTCTTAAAGCCAGATAAACCTTTTCGACCCAATTGAAAAGCCATGTTAGTAACGATATGACAGCGTTCTTCGCTCCACGAATCAAATCCCTCGCCATAAATTGCTCGACAGTCTTCAATAGCTGTTTGAACGTCTTTCTCAAAATGTTTCTTAACCGAGTCCATCGGTACAGTATCGCCTTCCACGAATCCATACTCTGCATCTCCTTCTACGATTTTATGCCCTATGCCACAAGTCAAATAGCCCTCGGTACACCTATAGATCAGAGACTCGCCCTCGTCGTTTGTGACAAGTCCCTCGTCTGCTTTGATTTCTTCGTACAACTGATCTAGGTTAACGGCCATAGTGTTTTCCCAAAACGTATCCGAGAATAAAACCAACTGCGATCAGTATTTCCATTATTTTTTACCATTAAAACTTTGGAACCCAAAAAAGGCCGCGATCAAACCTGAGACACTAATGAAGTAAACGGATGCAATGTCCCCGAGTATGGTAGCAGCCGAATCCAGTTTTAAAAACGAGGTAATTACAATTCCACTTGGATAGAGGAGCATCCCCCATAACGCAAACCAGCACATTGTTTTCTGAGCATCGGCTTTTTCATTCTGCAACTCTAAGGCTTGCAGTCTCTCAGTGGTGGCGAGTTCTGCATCTGTAACTACGCCATCTCCGTCAGTATCATACTTGTTATATTCACTTCCCGGCTCTAGTTCTTTGTTCATTTCTTTCTCATGTTCATAAGTTTATCAACGCCTTTCACTCCAAAAGATGCGGAGACTGCTAGGAATAAAAGATAGCTGTACCAATCTGGCAACTCTTCAAGAGCCTGAAAGCCTGATTTTACTCGGTCAATGATAAGGGGATCATCCATAACAACTCCTGCACCGACTGCTAGTAAAGGTATGGAAAGTAAAATTGTAAACCACTCGTCTTTCCACGAATTAGCAGAAGCATCGGCCATCTTCGATTCCCAATCTGCGTCATTCTGAATCTGAGACATTTTAGCTTCGTGTTTTGCTTTGAAAATCTCGCCTCTGTTTTTTATGATCCCGGTAGCAATGTTAGCAACTGGCGCAATCAGTGAAGTTAATAGGCTCATGTTTAGTCTCCACAAAAACAAGGAATTGAGGGATCGTCATCAAAGTCAAACAACTGTCCTTGATCGGTCGCTATTATTTGCATTTGTTCATAACTCGGCTCTTCCCTTCTGAACTGAGAGCCTTTTAATTTTTCTGCGTTAATCCACCAAGTCGATAAATCTGGCCGTTCCTTCATTATCGACAAGCGTCTAGATTTTGATTTCATAAAACAAAGATCGCAGTTGCTC